TTACCTTTGGTAACTTGCTCACGAACAAAAGCTTTTAGGGTCATAGGTTCGACCCAAACCTTTTGCTGAACCGGTAATCCCAGTTCTGAAACTTTGTGTTTAAAATCTTCAGCTTTTTCATCCTCGCCTCTCCCAAAAGATGCTGACAATTGATTCTTTATTAAGTCACCATGACCGTGGTCCCTTAACCAATCGAAAGCCTCCTCTTTATATTTTGCAGGTATAGATGCATAAATAGCTGGAACAACTTCTAACTTTGATCCATCTTTTAAAGATAAACTTGTTAAATTCATCTCATTCATTTTTTCAGGTATAATTTCTTCACTAATTTTTCTAGCATTCTCTTTTACTTTCTTTAACGCTTTTTCAAGCATAGCTGATTCCTCTTCAAGATCAACTAATTTTTGTGATAACTCACTAATATCTTTTAAAGCATCATCTTTAATATCTATATTTACATCTTTTTCAAAATCAATCATCTATTTCTCCTTTCTCGAATAGATTAAATTTAACAGGATAGTATTTTAATTCCATCCTATCCCATTTTAAACATTGTATTCTACCACGATTTACGTCAGATGCAATAGCACATGCTATACCCATCGCTACAGGATCTCCCATCAACAAAAGATAATCATCATCACAGAAATTTTTGAGTTTTCTGCGCAACTTATTGATAGTTGGCTGCGAACTTAAAACAACCTGAGAACCCTCAGGTAATAATAATTCAAGATCACCAAAATCCTTTGCTGAAAGAATGTTTCTTCCTTTTACTTCCTGTATTACGTAAACTGTCATTCTTTCTAATTCCTAAATAACTCTTGTTTAAACATAAAGCAAGCATTATACATCAAATTAGAAATAATAATAGGTTAGTGATGGATTATAAATTTAAAACAAAGCCATATGATCATCAAATAAGAGCATTAGGGGCTAGTCATAACAAGGAAAACTTTGCTTTATTTATGGAGATGGGCACAGGTAAATCAAAAGTTTTAATTGATAATATAGCCATGTTGCATGATAGAGGTAAAATTAATAGTGCTTTAATTGTAGCTCCGAAAGGTGTTTATAGGAATTGGGAAAGACAAGAGATACCCACACACATGCCAGAGCATGTGCCTTATAAAATAATTGTGTGGAATCCATCGTCCACAAAATTTTTAAAAGATTATAGTAGTTTTATTAAAGACCAAGATAATCTTAAAATATTTTTAATTAACATTGACGCCTTTAGCACGTCTAAAGGTGAAGAAATAGCTAAGAGGTTTTTAATGACCACACAATGTTTAATGGCAATAGATGAATCAACAACAATAAAATCACCTACAGCCAAGCGCACAAAAACAGTTTGTAACTTAAGAAATTATGCAAAGTATAGAAGAATTTTAACTGGATCACCTGTAACAAAAAGTCCGTTAGATTTATATACTCAATGTTATTTTTTAGATCCAGAGCTTTTAGGTTTTGCTTCTTATTATTCTTTTAAAAATAGATATGCAGTTATGATTAGTAGAAATGTTGCAACACACTCATTTAAACAAGTTGTTGATTATCAAAGACTTGATGAATTAGAAAATAAATTAAATCAATTTTCTTATAGAGTTTTAAAATCCGAGTGTCTTGATTTGCCTGACAAAGTTTATACTAAGCGTTATATTGAAATGACTCCTGAACAGAAAAAAGCTTATGTTGAAATGAAAAATTTTGCTTTATCTGTTTTAGAAAATGGAACAGTTACTGCAGCTGGAATATTAACACAAATGATTAAGCTACATCAAATTACGTGTGGCCATCTAATTACAGATGAAGGTAAAACCGTAGAATTAAAAAACAATAGAATAAACGAACTTATAAATACTTTGGAGGAGATAGATGGAAAGGTCATTATTTGGGCCGTTTACAGGCATGATATTAAAAAAATTGAAAAAGCTATTGCACAAAGATACGGAGAAGAATCTGTTAAATCTTATTTTGGCGATACTCTTGATGTGGACCGCCAAAATATCGTTGATGCTTTTCAGGATAGAGAGAATGATCTTAGGTTTTTTGTCGGTAATCCAAGAACCGGAGGGTATGGGCTCACTCTTACTGCTAGTAACACTGTTATCTATTTTAGCAATAGTTACGATCTAGAAGTGCGTATGCAATCTGAAGATAGAGCACACAGAATTAGTCAAGAAAAGAAAGTTACCTATATTGATTTTATAGCAGAAAAAACAATAGATGAAAAAATAATAAAATCTTTAAGAAATAAAATTAATATTGCTACAAAAGTTTTGGGTGAAGATTTTAAAGAGTGGCTGATCTGAGACTGCCATAAATTATCTCTTCCTCAGTAACGTAAACTAAATTTACTTTTAGTTTTTTTTGAAGCGGTGATAAAATTCTACGAATAAAATGACCTTTATGGATTCCAGATTTTCTAATAGATTGTGTTTTTACGTCAAATAAATGAAGTTTACCTGTAGGAGATATAGCTATAATATCAACAGGGCATTGCCTGTGTAAAGGTGTAAAAACAAAAAAACCTTTTTTTAAAAGGTCTGTGATTACAAGCTGTTCGCTAATTACTCCTTTAATCTGTTTTAAATTCATCGATTAGAATTTCTATTTTAGTTTCTAATCTTATTATTCTTTCTTTTATTTCTGGTATGTCCTCCAAAATAGCTTGCTCCATCATAATTTGTTTTGACTCGAGAGCCGTGACACGTTGTGAAAGCATACCGTATACTGAACCTGCGGATACAAGTATCATGCTAAGCCAAACAATATTTCTTAAATTAAAATCTTTTTCCATTATTCATCACCAAAAAAGAAAAATCTTTTCTTTTTTTCCTCTGGTTCTTCTTGAACAACTTCTTCTTCACCGCCAATATTAAACAAGTTCTTAAACGGTGTTAAAAGTACATCATCACCCATTTGACCTGCCTCACTTAAAACTGCTCTTAATGGTGCAGGCACGGCAAGTTTTGCTAAGTTTTCTAAGGTAGCTCCGTAATCTCTAAATCCTTGTTCTCTTGTAAAGTCTAAACCTTGTTGTCCAAATTGAGGTAAGTTAGCTATGCCTCCACCAGGCATGTCTCTAATATTTACGACACCAGGATTAGTTACAAACGGTAATAAAGATTTTAAATTTTCAGCAAAGCTCACATTTACATTTGGATCTCTAAATAAAGTTCTACCAAGTCTTCTCATGCCTGCCACATCGCCTTGAGCTAAAGGTTGAGCCCCTCGCATTTGATCTCTGTCACCTTGAAACATTTTATTAATTAATAATTGATAAACATTCCTTCCCTCATTGGGATCTGTAGTGAAAGCACCTATACCTGACAGTGGAGCTTTAATATAATTTAAAACATCCCTATCTAATAATCCAAATGTAGACCTATTATTAAATTCATTTAAAAATTTAAATGCATCATCTTGATTTTGTAAGTTTTCTAAATCTTTTTGAAAACCACTTTTTAGAACTTTAATTTTAGTACTGTAGTCATCACCGGTACCTGTTTTTAAACCATAAACCTCATCTTTAAAATCTTCAGGTCTATCTCCTTGTGTGTTTTCTATATTGCTTTTAGCTCCTTGAAAAAAAGCAATTTCAGCATCTTTAGATTTAGCTGTAAAATCTTTTGCTCCAGATAATCCTGCTCTATATGCTTCTCTTGCATCATCTCTTGAAGTAAATGTAACCATTACGCTACTATCTGCCTTCCAACATTTGTATTTGTTATGCCACTAAAAACACGATCGTCAGTACCAAAAACATTTTGACCAGCGACAACAGTATTAGGATTTATTCTGTTCGCACTTGCAACATTTACATTTGATAGCGTGCTTGAAGCTACAGGTGCTTGTAAATTTACAGGTAATTGTGATGTTTCTTGAAGTGGCGTTTCTCTTATTTCTTGAGAGGTTGGTATGCTAGATTTTTGTTCAAAATCACTTGAGCCCATTGAAGATATTGGTTTTAAATTTTGTACCTCTTCTTCAGATAAAAATTCTGCACCAACATATTCTGTGTCAACATCAATACCATAACTTTTTGCTAAATTATTAATAGCTACATTTAATACATTGAATGCACCTGATTGAGACACATCTACTATTTGAGCGAGTTCATTGGGTTTAACACCCTTTGCTAAAAGAGCTGCTAATATATCGTATCTTATTGAAGTAGATAAAACTTCAACTAATCTCGCTGGCGCAAAAATGGATTCTTGTAGTAAAGATCTTTGAGCTCCACCTGCCATTGCACCCCCTACGTCAGTGCCTGAACCTAATCTTCCTGCATACTTAATAAAATTATCTATCATCTCTATGTCTTCTGGTCTGTCAAAAAACTTCATTAAATTTTCGTTACGTTTTAAATTTTCTAATTCAGTAACAAGTTTGTTAGCATTTAGCACTGTGCCTACCGCTCCTTCTTTTGCTTCTGTAGATGTTTTTGATAAAATATTTTGTATTAAACCTTGACGCACTGACTCTTTAAAAGGCACTCCAGCTCCATCACCTTGTGCAATTAAATCGTCTATAGCTTTTCCTCCTTTTCCTGGCTTTGATTTTCTTAAAACTTCTTGAACAAGATCTGCGTTTGCTAATCCTTTTTCATTTATTTCTTTAAAAACTGAGTTGTCTAAAGCTTTATATTGTTTTTCAATGTTTAATAAGTCTGCAACTTTTTGACGATAATTACCACCAAGGTATGCTTTTAACGAGTCTTCATCAAACTTTCTCCATTTATTTATAGCTGTAGATATTTGATCTGGGTTTTTAAGAATGTCATTGATAAACAATCTTTGCACTACATTAAATAAATTATCAGATAATTCTTTTGAGACCTCTCCAGAACTACTTATCATCTGTCTTATAGTTTGTGCATTTACTCCACCTTCAGGATCAAAAGCTGCTCTAACAAAATCATTTACATCGCCTTGACCTGCCATAATTTGCCTTACTTTGTTATTTCGTAAGACAATATCTGCGTTTGTCATTTGAGAGTCTAACATTCGTAACGCTGCTTTTGCTTGAGCGCTGCCCATAAACAAATCGTTTTCACCACGCATAATCGATTTAACATTATTTAAAACCATGTTAGCTATTACTTGAGTGTTTGGATCGGTGCTATCAGCTAAAGTGGTTGCGTTTTTTCTTAAGTTAACAAGTGCTTGAATAGAATTTTTAAAACCATATTTGACATTACCTTTAAACTTACCTTGTGAATTTTGAACTGTTCTAAATTTGTTTATATCATCTAATAATTTTAAAGCTTTAGGATCAATAAACTGTTCTACAGGAACGTTTTTACCACGTAAAAATATTTCATTGCCGCCCTCTAATTTTATTTTTATATCTTTTCCTTGAACATAGGTTTTTTTGTTAATAGCATTTAAAAATTTTTGAACATCTGATTTTAAAGGTAAAAAATTTATTGACGCTGGATTACCACCATCTATTTGTCTTTTAACTGTTTCAACTAATTTTTTTATAGTTGCATCTGAATTTGTGTTGTACATTCTTAGTAACTCTGGCAAAAATTCTTTTGCATTCTTTGCTCTTGCGCCCGTAGGAAATATGTCAAACATATTTTCCATTTGACTTTTTACTGAGTGATTTAATTGAACAAGCTCATCAAGTGACAATTCTCTATTACCACCAAATTTGTTAAGGCTATCAATAAGACTTGTCATTTGTTTTCTTTGTACAACGTCGGGTCTTTGAGTAAATTCTTTTGCTTGGAAAAAAGATTTTCTTAAAAATGGATTACCAGCTAACTGTGCTATAGTTAAGGGTTCTACACCTAGCTTTTCTGCAGCTAGAGCTAATGCATCTGCATCTTTTATTAAACCAGGTCTTATTTTCCCGGTAATTAATTTACCACCAAGTTCAAACATGCCAAACATGCCTCCAGCTAGTGCTGCCTCAAAAAATTGACCTCCATCAAAAACAACATCATTAAAAAAATCAAATTGCTCATCTCTTGCTTCATCATATTCTCTTTCACCATATCCCCTAATTCTCTCTGTTAAATCTTTAAGTTCTAAACCTGTTCTGCTTGCTCCTCCGACAATTGCCGCCCTTCTTAAAAGAGATTGACCTCTAGTTGCAAAAGCTGCAATACCTTCAAGAGCTAATACCTCTGGGTCAAGATATCCCATCACTAAACCTACTTCACCTAAGTCTCTACCGTATGGATTACTCATTCTAAAATCTGTTTCGTCAGGGTATCTAAAAACTTCTTGATATTCTGTTTTTTTTGAATTTATTGGTATTTGTAAAAGTTTATATTCTCCGTCCGGATATTCTTTTAAAAATTTTTCACGTCTCGTGTTAAAACTTTTGCTTCTTGTTATATCAGCTTTTAAAATGGTATCAGTAAACTTAAAACCTTCATTATTTATTTTAATGCCAAGAATATCGCCCATATAAGCTAATTTGTTTTGTAGTTTTTGATCTCTAATTGCATTAGCTTGTTGTCTTACTTTATATTCGACAGTGCCAGGAATAAAATCTGCCATATAAGGCAACGTAAAAGCATCTA